TGAAACAAGAGAGTAATGCTCTAGTAGATCAAGATATAGAACATACATTTTAAGGGACATAAATAGTACTATGGCTGAATATGGACACAATGTAATTACCGAAGAGTTGGCTCAACAATATTTAGATGAGCTCAACGCTATTGATGATGGTGGAATATCAAAGAACCATCTAATAGGGTCTGCTGCATGGTGGCCAGTCGTAGTTATGAAACCGGATCCTGCAGCTGGCTCTAATAGAATTCCTGATGATGCAACGGTGCCTGATCCTACGTACAATATTAAGGCAAGGTTTGACGCAACGCTAATGGCTTGGGTACCAGCTCCACCAGATTATGTGAGTACGAATGAAAGAGATTGGACAAAAGACAAAGATAACTCAGAGGTATAAATACAAGCATGGCAAATCCAACAACAAAAGCAGAGTTTAAAGAACATTGTCTTAGAAGATTAGGTAAACCTGTAATCGAAATTAATGTAGATGACGATCAGGTAGATGATAGAGTTGATGAGGCTCTAAGCTATTACTGGGACTTTCACTTTGACGGTATAGAGCAAACATTTTATAAGTGGCAGATAACCGAACAAGATAAAACAAACAGATACTTAACAGTCCCAGACAACATCATTGGCGTAGTTGATCTATTTGACATTGGTGATGCTACGAGCACTAACAACCTATTTAACATCAGGTATCAGATCGCTCTAAACGACTTGTACGACCTTTCAAGGTATGAGCTGGTACCATACTATATGAACTTCCAGAACATACGAATGATCGAAGAGATACTAGTTGGTAAACAATCGTTTAGATATAACAGACATGCCAATCAATTGCACATTGATATGGATTGGACTAGAATAGATTCAAATAATTACATCATAGCTAAGTGCTATAGGGTTATAGATCCAGATGTATATGCTGATGTATATAAAGACTGGTGGCTACTAAGATATGCCTCAGCTTTAATTAAAAAACAGTGGGGAGCTAACCTCAGCAAGTTCGAAGGTATGCAGCTACCTGGTGGAGTAACATTTAATGGAGCAAAACTATTTGATGACTCGCTACAAGAAATAGAGAAACTAGAAGAAGAAATCAGAGGACTAGCATATCCACCTGAAGACATGATAGGCTAACTATGGCTACAAATTTTTATTTTAATAACTTTGAGAACAGTCAAGAGCAATTACTTATTGAAGACTTGACTATCGAGGCTATTAAAATTCACGGCATCGAAGTATTTTATCTTCCTAAAACATACGGTGATTATGATCACTTATATGGAGAAGACGATCTTGCTACGTTCAGAGAATTCCATGAGTGTGAGATGTACATCAACACTGTTGATGGGTTTGGCGGAGAGCAAGACTTCTTAGGTAAGTTCGGTTTAGAAGTTCGTGACCAACTTACAATGTCAGTAGCAAGGTTCTCATTTACAAACAACGTAGGCCAAGCAGCTAACTTACCAAGACCAAGAGAAGGGGATCTATTATACTTCCCACTCACTGGTGGTATATTTCAAATCAACTTTGTTGAACATGAGCCAGTATTCTATCAGATGGGTGCATTACAATTCTACGAATTGAGATGTGAGAAGTTTGAGTATGCTGGAGAAAGATTTGATACTGGTGTTGTTAATATTGATCAGCTTGAAGATAAGAAATCACTTGACATTGCATTTGCATCACAGTGGATACTCGAAGATGAGTCAGAGCCAATCCATACTGAACTAGGAGAGCGTTTAGTGTTTGAAGGATTTGCTGAGCTTGATATAGATGCTGCTACAGCTAGTGAGAATACATTCCTAGAAACAAATGCGGACGGATTCATTGACTTCTCAGACGCAGATCCATTCAGCGAAGGCGGAACATACTAATGTTAGGTCATGATTACTACCACGAGTCGATACGTAAGTATGTAATATACTTTGGTACTTTGTTCAATGACTTAAGAGTAAAAAGAAGAAACACCGATGGCAATGTAATACAAAATATTCAAGTGCCAGTTACATATGCACCTAGAGAAAAAATGACTTCTAAGTTAGAAGGCAACTTAAACTTAGATGCGCAAGAGTCAATTATTTTACCAAGGATATCATTTGAAATGGTATCGCTTCAATATGCAGCAGAAAGAAAGCTGAACACACTCAACAGATTATCATCTACAGATGTACAGAATTCAGGCAAGAAAAGGAACGCATACCAACCTGTGCCATACGATATTAACTTCGACCTAAATATATACGTAAAGTATGCAGAAGATGGTACACAATTACTAGAACAAATACTTCCATTCTTTACTCCTGAATGGACTGGTACGTTGAATCTAATACCAGAGCTAGGAGTTAAGATGGACATACCTGTTGTATTGCAATCAATGTCATCACAAGATACGTACGAGGGCGATTACGAAACTAGAAGAGCTCTTATATGGAACTTGAACTTTGTAATGAAAGGATATATGTTTGGACCGATTAGAGAGTCTAATGTTATTAAACAATCAAACGTACAATTCTTTACAGCTAACTCAACAACAGGGTATGCAAATACGCCTGCAGCAGCTGTTAAAACTAAACCAGGGTTGGATCAATTTAGAAATCCAACCACTAATGCAGCAGCAACAGTTGCTGTAGCAGACATATTCAGTAATGATACATACGACTACATAGTCGATTTTGAGGATTATTTCAATGGCGAAGACACCCCCACCTAATTTTGATAAGACTGTTTCAGGCAAAACAATCACTAATTCAGAAGACGATACGATAGCACAAGCGTTAGACTTAGAGCCGCTCGAGCCAAAATCATCTGACATCCTACCAGCGGATCAGTCAGTAGTGCACTACGATGAGAAAAAAGAAAACATTGAAAATGATTATAAGTATGCAAGAGAAAATTTGTACAATGTAATTGAAAGAGGTACTGATGCACTTAATGGGATTGTCGATCTTGCACAACAAAGTCAGCATCCAAGATCATTTGAAGTTGTAGCTGATTTAATCAGAACATTATCAGCAGCAAATAAAGATCTACTTAACATTCAAAAACAAGTTAAAGATTTACAGCCTGAAGAAAAAGGTCCATCTAAAGTTACTAATAATTTATTTGTTGGATCTACAAAAGATATAACAGACTTGCTAGCAGGCACAGCAAGGAACATTGGCAAGAAAAAATAATGGCTGATCATTATCTAGGTAATCCCAAACTCAAAAAGGCCAATGTGCCTATGGAGTTTACGCCAGATCAAATTGAAGAGATAGGACGTGCTGCACGTGACATAGAATATTTCTGTGAGAAGTATGTTAAGATTGTATCAATCGACGAAGGTCTAGTGCCGTATGAGCCATATGATTACCAAAAAGAAATCATGCATAAGGTACAAGATAATAGATTTGTTATCTGTAAGATGCCTAGACAGACTGGTAAGACCACAACAATGGCAGCTGTCATATTACACTTTGCATTATTCAACCCAGACTTTAACACAGCTATCCTAGCTAACAAAGCTGCAACTGCTAGAGAAATTTTAGGAAGGATCCAACTGGCTTATGAAGGACTGCCGTGGTTCTTACAGCAAGGTATTGTTGAGTGGAACAAGGGTAACATTGAACTAGAGAATGGTTCTAAAATATTTGCATCATCAACATCAGCCACTGCTGTTCGTGGTATGTCTATTAACATGGTATACTTAGATGAGTTTGCTTTCGTACCTCATACTGTACAGGAAGAATTCTTTGCATCTGTTTATCCTACAATATCATCTGGTAAGTCATCAAGAGTATTGATTACATCAACACCAAATGGAATGAATTTATTCTATAAGATATGGGACGATGCTGAAAAGAAAAAGAACGACTATGTTACAATGTCAGTTGATTGGTGGGACGTTCCAGGTAGAGATGCTGAGTGGAAAGAACAAACAATTAGAAATACGTCCGAGCGGCAGTTTGCAGTAGAGTTTGAATGCGAGTTCTTGGGATCCAGTAATACATTAATCGATCCAAATAAACTTCGCATGTTGACTTTTGATAACCCTTTGAGGTATAATGAGACTCTAAAGGTATTTGAAGACCCTAAACCTAATCACATTTATACTATGTGTGTAGATACAAGTAGAGGGGTAGGTAATGATTACAGTGCGTTCATTGTTATAGATGTTACTCAGGTACCATATAAGATAGTAGCGACGTTTAGAAACAATACTATAGCGCCTATGTTGTATCCTAAGTTTATACACACAGCAGCTAAAATGTATAACGACTGTCAAGTGATGGTTGAGATAAACGATATCGGTGCCCAGGTTGCAGATATCATACATAATGAGTATGAATATGAAGGATTGATCAAAGCTCAATGGAAAGGAAGGGCTGGTCAATTAGTAGGTGGAGGATTCGGTGGTGGTGACTCTCAGTTAGGAGTCAGAACTACTTCCTCATTAAAAAGAATAGGATGTTCTTCTCTTAAGACAATACTAGAGAATGACAAACTAATTATTTCTGACTTTGATGTACTCTCTGAGTTAACTACATTTGTAGCAAACAAAAGAGGGACTAGTTATGAGGCCGAAGAAGGAATGACAGATGACCTTGTGATATGCTTAGTGCTATTCTCATGGCTAACTGGACAGGACTACTTTAAACAATTAACGGATATAGATATTAGAAAGAATCTATATGCACAGAACGAACAAGCGATAGAAGATGAGCTCACGCCCTTCGGGTTTATAGATAGTGGATCAAGTACAAATGTTTCCACTGACAATGATGAATTCAAAGGTGGCGAAATGATAACGTGGGAAGAGTT